AGGGGTCGGGGGCGGGGCAGGTGCACCAAAAAAATGGTTTACGGCTTCATTGCGTTTTTGTATGCGTAGGGCGTCACGCTTCCCTTTATAAACGGCCCCACGTTTGCTGTTGCATTTACGGCATGCCGGTACAAGGTTGTCTAGGTCATCACTGCCGCCACGGTCATGTTCTATTAGGTGGTCTGCAGTTAATGGGTTGTCTTTGGTTGCGTGTTGTCCACACCAATGGCATGGTGGGTTACCTGCAAGCAGAGCTTGTCTGTTGCGTCGATAGGTCAGGTCATTGGTTGTGTGTTCTCTGGGCATTGTCGGGTCTCCTTTGTACTGATGTTAGGTCAAGGGCAAGGGCAAGAGATACTGACGCCCACACAGGAAGGGCGCCTGTGCGGTTGTCCTCGTACTACATGACAGAGTTGGGTGGTTTGTGTCCCCCACTATTTTGGCGCATGTCTCGCCTGGGAAGCCTGTCTAGTTGAATTCGGTGGAAAACCCATCGCAATGTACGTTTGAACGCTGATCGCCTATCTCGGTGTATAGGCGTCTACCCACGCTTGCCGTGTGTCACCAGTTCAGATTCAGTGCCTGAACGGTCTAGTGGGTGCCAGTGTGCGCCCTGTCGCTAATGAAATTGTGTTGGGGACTGTATCAGGTGGCTGGTTCTTCAGGTTTCCACCGTTTAATACATTTCAACTTTGTCCATTCGCCATTAACTAATTGTTCGGCATACAAAATTGAACCTAAGTTGTAAAACGCTCCGTTGATAGTCAGGTATTCAACATCATGCGAATTTGATATAGCGATAGCAAACACAGGGTGTGTGAAGAAACTGCCTTCATTTTCCCTGGTGATTCGAATTGGGTGTGTGGGTTGCATAAATTCAGTCATGGTCGGGTCTCCTAGCTAGTCGGTCTGATATGTCTTGAATGTCTTTTGGGCGCCACACGTACACTTCAGCACCTGCAGCTGTCAGGGTTTCGTGCCACGCTTTTTGCATGGTTGAAACCCTGCCTATGTCTGACTTAAGTTCGGCAAAGATAATGCCTTTAGTTGAATGGGCCAGTGTCAGGTCTGGGTATCCGGCATGACCCTGTAATGGGGTTTTCCACACGCCTGGGCGGATTTCCACAGCACGGGTGTGCATAACTAGCCAGCCGTGCAATTTGGCAAACATAATGACTTGCGATTGGAAATGTGATTCCTTCATGGCACTAGGACTGTCGCCAGTTGTTCCATTGGGCGCATGTCTCGCAACTGCACACGGTAACTGGTGTATTTCATTGTTGTACCGTCACGCCACGCTTGCCCTGCTTCGACTTTGCCACATTGTTTGACTTCATCAGGGAACAGCCAACCAACCAAATAAGCGGTGTCTACTGACGTGTGCAGTTTGGGTTTGTCTGCGTCTTTTTTAAGCCACACAAACACCATAATTGACCCGTACTGGTGCTCTAGTGACGATTCTTTGACTGACACGGTGCCTTCGGGAAACGGCCAGTAATGGGTGCATGTGTGCTTGACATCTATAGCGATGTTGCCCACGGTTATGTCACGGTCATACAGTCCAGAGTTCCAAACGGGATTGGCGCCGATATCGGTTAGCCAGGCAACTGTTTGCAGTTCGGCTAATGCGCCTAAACCGTAATGGCCGATATGCACAATGCCGTTGCCTTGTGCTTCATTGACTTGTGCTTGGGTTAGTTCTGTGTCGACATGGGACATTTCGTAGGTCGGGTATTTCATGCCTTGTTGCCTTTCAGTTCTTCAATCAAGCGGCTGGCTTCGGCTTTAGTTTCGGGTGCTGGGCCTTGGTGATCTAAAGCCCTTAAAAGGTTCATTTGTGCTGGGGTGGGTGCATTAGACGAATTGGCGCCTAGCGCCTGTGTACGGGGCTTTTCGGGCTGTCTGACAAGCACTGCTGGGGTGTGTGTATCTGTTTGGCGGTTGCGTACTTCTTCGGCGCTAGCCATTTTCGGGCCGAAACTCATCATTAGACCTAGGACACGGCCCAGGGCGCTGGTGCTTGCGTTCATCTGTTCTGAGTCACGAGTAAAACTGGTTTTGCCTGGGAACGGTTCAAAGCATGTTGCTTGTGCCGGTACGGGGTCGTCTGGTGTACGCCATGCTTGCATGGTGACCGATATGAAAACCTTGTCTGCAATGGTAATGATTTCGGGGCGGTTTTCAATTATGCGTAGTTCAGGCCAGCGTTCAAGTGCAGCTGCAAAGCGTGTTGGTACGTCGACATAGTTTGACAAGTCCATTAGTTGCCCCTGTTTCGGTCGTAGGCCGTGCGTTCAGCAATGGTCATGTTTGCCCAGGCGTGTAGTTCTGCACAGCGGCGTGATTCTTCAGGGGTCATGTGTAGCCAGTCGCCTGCCTTGCCACAGTTCAAGCAAATACCTTGCAACAGGTCTTGCATGCGAATGTCAAAGGGTGTCAAGTCTGTTTTGCATAGTTCGCAGGTCATTTGAAACCACCTAGGCGCATGGCAACAATGGTGTCTTGTGTCGATTTAGTCAGATTTGACAAATAGATACCGTTTTCTTCGGCAACATATGCCAATTCAAAAAGGGCTTTGCGCAACATCGCAATATCGGCGGTTTGGGCTTGTAACTGCCAGGCCGCCGCTTTCATAGCAATTTCGGCTTTGGCAATTGCCGCTGTCATTTCGGCTAGTTGTTCTGTCATGTCGGGCCTTTCATTTAGTCGGGATATTTCTACGATAACCAATCGGTGTGGCTGAGTAACGCATACGGCGCCTGTCGCCTTCGGAAGTGTTAGCCCAAAAGCCTTGTAAAGCCTTTTCGGGAAATGACACGGCGTAGGCAAAACACTTGTCGAATACTGGGCAGGCTTCACATATCGGTTTAATGATTGCACGTGATTCTGCAGATTCTTTGGCGTTGCTCGGAAAGAACAGGCTGGTGTCAATGCCTTTGCAAGCTGCATATTGTTGCCAGTCGGGGCGGTCAACATTAAACATCTGCTAGCACATTTTCCATGGGCGCCAGCCACAACCGTGGTTTTCTTCGGTGGCTTCATACAACAACCAACCAAAACGCAGGTTTAGGGTCGGGTCGTTCATGGATTCTTCCATCGGCATTGCGAACAGTTCTTCTATCCAGGCACGGTGAATTTGGTTCGCCTGAACCAGTCCGTGGTCATGACCGTTGAACTGTGGGTGCAAATAACTGACGTTCTGACACCTTGCCTCTTTCCAGATCAGGCGCCCTAGTTTCTGTAGCGTTTCGGTGTTATTAGGCCAGCCAACCGATACCGCTACGGGAAACCATTCCTGGCATTTGGTGTCAGGGTCAACATATGCAACACGGGTTGTGGGTTGTGTCGAAGTGGTGGTGCTGGTGCTGATGCTGGTGGTTGTGGTTGTCAGCTCTTCGGCCCTGTCCTGCAGTTGTTGTGGGGTCAGGTCGCCCAGGGTGATTGTTGCCGGTACTACTGGGGCAATGTTGGGTGGTGTGTCCTTTTGGAACGCCACCGCTATTGCGGCACACATCAGGTAAGTAAACAGGCCTAAGCCTAAAACACGCTTAACATTCATTTTGGTTTGTCCTTCAGTCGGGGTCAGGTCGGGGTATGTCTACCGATTCGGTAGGTCTATGTCAAGCACCAAATATAGTTTTGAACGCATGGTGTACAACGTCAGGGTGGTCGGCTAGTAGTGGCGACACCTCGACATGTACCCATTGGGCGCCTTTTGACCCAATCGTGTTTTTGTCGTAGACACGCCAGGCGTCACGGTCACAACGGTAGCCAGCGCCCCAACCTTTAGGGTTGTTTTTGTAGGTGCCTGCATAGTCGTGGATTTCTTCTATGCCCAGAATGTCACGGTGAGTAAATAGGAAGTCGATTAGTTTTAACCGTTGTTCGGGTGTGCCTTTAAGGTCTACAGCACGCCAGGTGGCGTGTACCGATTTCTTTGGTGGGGTTGTGCCAACCATGTTTCGGTCGTTGAAAATGCCTATGTTGGTGACGCCAAATAGGTAACAGCAGTAGTCCACAAACACTTTGGTGCCTTCACGCTTGGCGGCGTGTACGGCGTCTTTGTTGCCGGTATAAGGGCGGCTAGTCATTGTCTTTTTGTTCCTTATCTTTTAGGCCGTTGCTGGCAAGGATTCCTGATAGGGCGCCAGTGAGAAACAACATCATCGGGCTAAGTAGCGACCAAGCTGATTCATCGTTAGGTGACACGTCTAATGGCTGTACTACAAACAGCAGGCCGTACAGCAGAGCTGCAGTCGAACCTAGAAACGCTACGGCTAAAGCAATGCCTACGATGAGTATTAGTCGGGCTTTAATTTCGCTGTTGGTTAGTCGTTTCATGGTAGGCACCTGGGTGCTGTGGGTTGGGTTTCGCAGGTGTCACGCACACGATCACTGCAGCTGGTGACGACGAACATTAGGGCGATGGCGAGTCCTGCGACGACGGCTAGCGTTTTCACGGCTCGCCCATTCGTGCATTGCATGACTCAGGGTCGTCGTACAGTTCTGATAATGCACACGGTTCGTGGCAGACACCACACATCACATAGTCGGGGTCGCCACACATATGTTCCTGAACACCGTTTTCCGGGCAAGTTTCGTTTGTACAAGTAACTGTTTTCATCATGCCACCTCGTAAGCAATAGTAAACCTAATGATGTCGCCACTTGCTAAAGCAAAGGTCGGACTTTGACCAACTGGCGAACCTGTCTGATACAAAAATTGGACTGTGCTACTTGATTGACCGTTAACTGTTGAATGGTACAAAGCGTTTCCACTTGCGTCGTAAACAAAACCTGCACCATAAGAACCGTCAGTACTTAAAACATTTTTTGGCAATCCAACAATTATGCCGACATTGCTTGTGCCTGCACTAGTCACATTTAAAGCAACATTGACAATTACTAATTTTTGTATTTGGCAATATTTTGCCGATTGAATCGTTTTAGTAACTGTTACGCCTTGTGTCAGGGTTGGTGTGTACGACTCCCATGCGGCCCCAATCGTGTTAAGAGTCGCCGCAGTCAACACCTGCCCCGACACTGTCCCTGCTACCCATTGCTGTGCCATGTTTGCTTCTCCCTTAACCGCGCCAGCCGAGTCGACTGGTATCCAAAATACCTAAAACTGACGAATCTAATTTAAAAAATTGATAATACTGCAACGGACTAAACGTCATAACAAAAGTTGTTAATTCGGGCGTCACGTTAATTTCTGCACCTTCCATAACCACCGCAACCGTAGTTAAAGAACCGCCCGGTACTTGATAGGAAAGGTTTACAGTTCTATTGACAGAACCCCAAAAATCATTCATAAATGACGATAGTGCCGTTGCGTTTTGTGCCACATCAGTAAATGAACATTCAAATCTTAAAGAATAAGGATCTGAAAAAGTGTTTACAATCCATTCAGCGTTACCAGTTGCCTGAGTTGTGGTGTAGTCAACTGTCCCTGATGAATAAAACGCTGGGCCGTAAGTCGTAACGGATGTTGTATTTGTAGAAGTTTGAGCTGCAAGACCGTTTGGTGAAATTGTTGCAGTGTTAATAAATTGCAAACCATTTTGTATTCGATCAAATGTTTGATATGCAATTTGTGTTGATGAAGTAGTTCTGCCGACTGTTGTTGAAATTGGAATAAATGAATTCGTATAAGGTCTTGGTATTGGATATAAATAATTTCTGCGCACAACAAGATAACCACGTTCTGTGTTTTGCAAAAGATTTATATAGTTATTGACAGTTCCAGTGTAAGTAATCGCTGAGGCTATTGAACCTGCACTTAAATTAGAAACAAGCATGTCAGTCGGTAATGGACCACCAAATGACGATTGAAATGCTGTTATTTGCAATGACGTATCATTTTGTGCCAAAACAAAACTATTGCAATTGACACGCCCTGATCTAGCAAGCCAATCAACTGCAGTAATTGTTGCTGTATTTAAACCAGTGTTTCCTGGGTAATCATTGAAAGTTATACTTTGAATCCAAAAAGTACATAAAAAATCCTCAGTACCTGATTCAATTTCTATGGGATTACCGTAAATCAAACCTGACGCATAATCTCCGCTGTTATCAATCGTGATTGTGGCTTGACCGCCTGCGTAATTATCAAGATACTTTTCACGGCCCGTTGTAATGTTCATTGACAAAACACGACTTGTTATTGAAGTTGCGTTGTATTTGACGGACCAGGAAACTTTTGCCATTACATCGCCCTAGTGTTAACTGGTACTGGGCCTGACTGACGCACATACTGCTGTAGTGCTCTAACAATGCTGTTGGGGTCGCCACCGTTGACATTAACAGTGATACCGCCGGCACCACCAAAACCCATACTGCCCAACTTCGACAACGGGATAACTGCCTCAGGGCCGTTGCCTTCACCAATCATCGCCAAGGTCGGGCCTGTAACTATGCCACCTTCGGCAAGTTCAGGTATTGGCCCTAAATCTGGTGGGTTAATTGTTAAACTTTTTCCAAGAGGCAACGGAATTGTAAAATCAAGCAAATCGTTAATTTTGTTAATAACGTTGTTGTTTATAAAACGAATAATGCCGTTAGCAAACGATTTGCCAACATCTAAACCTTTACTGCCTAGTCCTTTAAGCGCTTCAACTAACGCCGCTACTAAGTCGGTACCTAGACGAGTACCTAGGTTGACCATGGTTGCAATAAGGCTAAAGAATAAGCCAGGTATCTTGACAACTAAATCGGCAACAAATCTAGTTAAGCCTGCTACGGCTTCGGGCAACAGCTGAGCAACCCAACCTAAAAGCGCCCCACCAATTTTTACAGCCTGGGCGCCCAACTTCGGTACGGCTTCGGTTACTACCCAGTTAAGTAGGGTTAGCAACAAATCGCCCAACGCTTTTAACGCTGGCACAATCTGTGGTTTAATCCAATCAACCAGCGCATTACCCAAAACAATAAGTTTGTCGACAAGTAACGGCAAACCTGTATTAAGAATCCAGTTAGCCAAGTCACCCATTAGTTCAGCCAGGCGCTTTACGGCCGGTGGTGCAGCTTCTTTAATCCAGTTCCAAAACGCTTCAGCGCCTTTGCCTAAAAGTCTTGCTAATTCAGGCAGGCCCGTGTTTTGTAGCCACTGTCCAAGGTCATACATCATGTCCAACAACGCTTTTAACGCTGGTGGATAAGCCTCTACTAGCCAATCTGCAAACGCTGATACAGCGTTCATTAAAACTTCTTTTAACTTCGGCAGTTGTTGTTGAACAATTCGAATGATTCCAGCTAAACCGTCTTTTTCAAAAGCCTTAGTTAACATGCCGATTGTCGGCCCAAGTTTTGTTGTTATGAAATCTGTAAATTTCATAAAAATAGGTAGCAACTTGCCACCAATAGTGGTCACAAGGTTGTCTAATTGCGCTTTAAAAATGCGTTGTTTGTTTGCTAATCCATCGCTAGTTCTTGCAAAATCGCCTTGGGCGTCAGCGGTTTGTTTATAGATAACGGCTTCAGCGGCCAGAATTTTCTGCCGGTCATTTAACGGGCCGATACCGTTGTAGATACCTTGTGCGGCCGCTTCGGCTTTTAGGGCGGCGTCGTTAAGCATTACACCGTATTTACGCAATGGTTCCGATTCGCCTCGAAGTGCTGAACCTATGGCTTGGATTGCTTCTTCGGGACTGGTGTTATTAAACGACGCCAAATCTGACGCCAGCGTCGTAAATTCCATTGAAAATTCAGCGGCGTAATCACCTGATAAACCAGCGGCTTTAGCAAACGTACCAAAAGTACCTACAGCGTCCATTACTGACTGCTTTGACTGACCTAAAGCCACGTCAGCACGGTCGGCGAACTGTTGAATATATTTGGCGCTATCTTCACCAAAAATAACATTGACTTTGCTTTGGGCTTCGGCTAAGTCACTGGCGGCAGTAATTGCTTTGTATGCGCCAGCGGCGGCGGCGGTACCAATAGCGGCTACTGCTAAAGCGGCTGTTTTGGCTATGTTGCCAACTTTTGTACCGAAAGCCTCAAAAGAAGAAGTGGCGTCGCTGACACCTTTGTTGTCGTAATCGCTAAAAATCGGAATTTTGATAGCCATTAGCGGTCAACTTCTTTTTGTATAACCTTTTCGGTTTCTTTCACTAAGTCTTTAATTCCGTCTTGTGTGTCTCTAAGTTTTTGTTCAGCAACAGGCCACATAACACGACTGGCGTCTTTGCCGAACTTGGAACTAAAAGCACTACCTAAACCGTTCAAATTCTTTTTGCCTGCCATATCAAAAATGGCGGCCGCAGGGTTTGCTTGCATAACATAAAAAGCGTTGCGGTCACGGTAACTGGTATTTATCTTTACCTTGACACCGTTCTGGGCTTTAGCAGCTGTCAATGGAAATAGTTTTCTGCCGCTTTCTGAACTGGTTTTGCCGACAGTCCACGACCGTTTTGTGCCGGACGGAAAACGATTGTCTGAGTATTCGGCTTTCATGGCGTCGGTCATTGGCGCCGCAATAGCCTTTACTTTAAGGTTGAACTCTTTGCGTAGTTCTGGGTCAATTCGACGCAACGCCTTAATGGTGTCTTTTACACCTTCTATTTTAGGCGTTCTTGCCATGACCAACCTTTATTTTCGTGATTCGTTAATAACTTTAATGACTGTTGCCAGGTCATTGTTATCAAACTCTACTTCAGGTGGCCAGTACCCTGTCGCCGCTAAAACTTGCGCTAGTGCGTGTCGGTAGGTACTGGCGAAGTAGGGCGGTCGGGTTCATCGTTAACAACTTCAAGCAAGACCAGTTTTTTAATGAAGTCGTCTAACACGATTGGCACGGTGACGTTGTGTTGCTGGCATGCCTGGTGTGCAAGATATGCCAAATCTTCAATGCCGATACCGTTGCCCATATCGCTGGCTTTGCGCTTATATTTTCTTTCCCACGCCACGATTGTAAAAAGGTTGGTTGTTACTTCGACAGGGCCTTCGCCCTGGTCGACTCTGATCGTTAGTTGCATGTCGGGCCGTTTCTGTTTGTTTGGTTGTTAGGCAACAATGGTGGAAAGAACGCCACCCTGGAAGGTAATTGAAATGGTTGACAACTCGCCCATGGTTGCGTTGATGACCGGAAGCGCCTCTAAATAGCAACCCACCAATTCAAAACGGGGAGCTGTGGCAGAAGCAGTGGTTAAGGCGGCGTCAGTGCTTGCAACCTTAACAGTTGTAACAGTTCCAACAAGAGCCGCAAGAGTTGCGTAGGTCTCAGTGGCCGCATAGGACATGTACAAATCTAAAGTGATTTCTTGGTTAGCAAGGCCGCCCACGTATGACCTTGATGTACTTCCAAATGCTGTGGCCTCAAGCGCCTCTATCGTGTTAGTGACCGTGGCGCTGGTACACATGTCGGTCAAATTGACCGAGTTAATCATTACGCCAGGATTGCTGAGATAAGTTGCTGAAGCCATGGTTTAATCCTTCTTTGCTGGTTCTTTAGTTTTAGCAGATTTTGGGGCTTGACTGTCGCTAGGTTCGTCAGATTTAATAAACCCGTGCGCCAACAATGATTCAATGTTGGTACCTGCACCAGGCACAAATTCTTCACCTACGGTGCCGATTCTTTCGCTGATAACTGTGTATTTCATTTTTTATCCTGTCTGTGCTTGTAAGTCGATGGATAGATCATAGGCGGCAAACATTTGGCCGCCCACGGGAAACGACCCAGGGCGTCCAGACTTCACTGCCACATTCTTTGCTAGAACCTTCGCACACATGCTTAAAACGTTGCGTAAGCCGTCCAAATTGCCTGGCCCTAAGGTTATGACTTTTACCGAAAAATTCATGGTGACGATGTTGTAGTTAAAGCAATCAAAACTGGGTGCGTCAATAAACACGCATGGTGGGTTGATCTTCTCAGGGTCAAACACCACACGCATGCCAGTGATGGTTGCCAGCGTTGCCGCCAAATCATCTATGGCCTCATTGAACAGGTCGGTGTAAACAGTCATCACGCAACCGCAGGCCGTGGGATACCGGCTAACTGTTTGATTAACGGCGACAGGCCCGATACTGCAGCTGTGCCCATATCGCTAAAACTTGCAAATTGGTCTATGGCGCCACGCTGTCTGTAAATCGAGCCGCCCATCATAATCGTGGCTAGTTCTACATCTGCACTAGGAACAACGGTCAGTTGGTCGGTGTAGCCAGACTCTTGACGTCTACGAAAAATGAAGTTGTTGGCGCTGTTAGCACACTGAGTTAAGAAAGCCGTTTCGTCGACACCAGCCAAAGCAATTCCTAGCCAGGTGCCAATTTGTGTGCCCGTAATCCACGTACAAGTTTCGGTGAAAGTCAGGGTGCCAGGTGGGATAGCGGCGCTACGGATTAAGTCGTCGCCTTCATCGTAAAACAACACCTGATTTTCAATCGGTATTGCGTAGTCGAATGTGAGATCACCGCTACTGGTGACACCAGTAAACAGGTATGGGGGCAAGTCGTACACCGTGTGTGTGCCGTTCAGGCCGTGACCTAAACTTGCAATCGTGAACGATTGACCCAAACCCAGTTCGGGTTCCGTCAGCGTTTGAACAACTGCGTAATTGTCCAAACGCTGATGGAAGATAACAGAGTAAACAGCCATGGGCGGCTAACCGCCTTTCGACTAAGCCTGGGTGATTTTACGAATCATGCTTGAGTTAGCAGCAAAGGTTGCGGCGTAACCGAACATTGACATGGTGCGTGAAATGGTGCTGGGGTTTTCAACCGAAAGCAGGCCACGGTCTTGGCGGTAAATTTCGTATGCGTTGCTGTTGAAAATTACCATTGTCTTTGCGGCGAAATTGTTGTCAACGACGATTTGCAATCCAAGTGGGTTGGCGTTTTGGAAAGCGTTAATGCCACCGTTACCGATTGCGTTAAACGCATTGAGGCCACCGCCCGTGTAACCAAAAATCGGGCGCTTCTGGTCGTCCGTAAGCTGCATCATCAAGCCCCAGGTCGCTGGGTCAACAGCAATATGGGTTGGCAAAAAGTTGGTGGCGGCAACTGTGGTGACTGCGCAATCGTAGATTGACTTCAGCAAGTCGGCCACGGTCAAGTCCCAAACGCCATCAGCAGAAGCTGCAGTGACAAGGTTGTCGCAAGCGAAATTGTCAATTGCTCGCAAGTACTGACCGGCAAGGTCTTGCATGATCACTGCCATAGCGGCTGGGTCAGTGAAGTCCACCGTCTGGTATGACAAGGTGGTCGCACCGGCGAAACTTTTTTTTGTGACGGTGTTGGCGGCAATCACGCTGGTGGTTGCTGACACTGCGTCAAACTGTGCGGCCTGCTCGGCAACAGTTGGGTGGGTTGTCCATGTTGGGCGAATGAACGTGGCACCAGTTCCGCCACCTGGCATTGCCCTTGTCCCGACGGCTGTCAACAGCGGCGAGATGTAGTTAATATCCGCAAAAACTGGGCCGAGCAACGGAAGGGGCACAATACCGCCCACATTGGTGCTCGTTACATCGCCAGCGGCGGCTTCAATCGGTGACTTGTGGTAGGCACGGTAATCTTCCCAAACTTTGTTGGCGTTAGCGGCTTCAATACCGCCCTTGTGGATTGCGGCCATAAATTCAAAAGCGTTCGGCAGGCGTGGTTCACGCTTTGCCTGGGCAAAAATTGGTGCCGTGGGGATTACGGTTTCTTCAACAACTGCTGGGCTGGTTTCCATTTTGGGTTCTTCCTTTGGTGTTTCGACTTGTGGCGCTTCGGCCGCTACTTGACTGATCGTAGCACCAGCAAAAGCAGGCGTGGGGACAAGGGAAAGCTCTACCCAGTCAGCCGCCAAAATTGTCATGTTGCCTTCGTCGTCGTACTTGAATTCTGTGGGGTTGACACCAACTGAAACGCTGTCAATTACACCGTCAGCTGCGAGCACTAACGCTTCGTCACCGGCACGGGTGTTTGACACTTTGGCTGTGAAGTACATGGCTTCAGGGCTGTCGACTCGTTCTGCAACCAAACCAACGGGCTGGGTTGAATCGTGGTACATGTAAAGGCGTGGTGCTTTGCCTTCAACGGGCAAACTGCCTGGTGCAAATTGCACAGTGGTGCCATCGCTGACAGTTGCAAAAGTGTTGTACGGCACTGCAATGCCAGTGATTGTTCGGCGTTCTTCACCGTCTGGGCCTGCAGCTTCTAAAGCAAATGTGTTTGAAGTAAATCGAATCATGCCAAATCTTCCTGTGTGTTTTCTTGTGGTTCTGTTTCTTCAGTCATGGGTTCCATGACTGCGTATTCTTCTTTTTCTGTTTCTAAAAACTTGTCGGTATCCCATTTAACATAGGTGCCACGGGGCAACTGTTGTGACAAGGCGGCCACGATTGCTTCGGCGTACATCGACAGGCCGAAAGTCCACAAGTCTGATTTGGCGCCAGCACTGTTTGTGTAAGCGTAACTACCTGTTGAAATACCCAACAAATACGGGGGTACATTGCACAAGTTAGCGATTTCACGACTTTGGTAATTGGCGGCGTCAATCAACAGCATTTTGTCGGGTGTTGCGTTGGTTTCTGTGTACGTCAAAAATTCGTTTAGTGCAGCTGTCTGATTGGTTGCACGTGCCTGATTAAACGCTTCGGCCAGTGCGGCAAGTTCAGTTGCTGACAATGGTTCACCGCCAGTTTGTTTGAGTACACCGGCAGGGATTGCACTAGAGCTGTTGCGATATCTTGCCTCTTCAAGCTTTAGTGACGTAGCAATTGTTTGTTCTGACATGTAAATCATGCCTTGTGTTGGGCTAAAGATTTGCACAACATCTTTGGGGTCTATGGCGCCACCGTTGAAATAGATTTCTTTGCTTTTACCAAACCACACTGGGGGATTTGCGTCGGGCGTCGTAATTGAACCTTGCGGCAAACGGGTGGCGCTGGCCATGTAACCGTCTTTGGTTCGACTTGTGATGTAAAGAAAACAACGGCCAAAGAAAAACAGGTCGTCAAATATCCACGGAAACATGAAGTTGTTTGGCATTTCGGGGTCAAGTTGGCGTAGCCAGGAACGGGGCGCCAACGGCACTTCTTCCATTTCGCCTTCGGTTTCGTTCCACCGTTCCGTACACATTTTTAATTGCATGCTTGCCAGGACTGAAGCCATAAGGTCACGGCTTCGACTGATGGCGGCAACGGACATTGCACGGTTGCGCATGACGCCTGCCTGGTATGACCACCAGTCACCAATAAGGTTTGGGCCTGCGACTTGCGACGAATAGTAAGCACCACCAACTGCAGCTGCTTGCACGGTTGGTTCAGACTGGGGCGAAATCTGCGCCTTGTTTACTTTGTTACTTGTAAATAATCCCATGGTGTTTTCCTATCGGGGGGTGTCCCTGCCCTGCCCGACGCAGGACAGGGACTAAACAAACATTAGCGTGACGCAGGTTCACGGTGTCCTAGACACAGCAAACATAGGTTTGCCAACAACCTTTGGCCGTGAACTTTCGGCAATCGCCCATGCCATGCACCGGCACAGCTCTATGGGGCCTGGACTCTTCTGACTTGACAAAACGACCCCACCGCCCGTTTTTGTGAGCACGCTTCTATTTACATGTTCAGCCAAAGCGAGTTCGCCACGGTGCCGCACTTTTCCTTCAACTATCATCTTTTGGATAAGGCCCGAATATTTCAGTAACTCGCCGTAACCAATGACGCTACTTCGACGTTCCAAATGTTTTGGCAAATGCAAATGCAAGGCTGGCGTAATGACCAGACTTGTGGCCGTGTCTGCCATGACCCGTTCTATTTCTTCCCACATTGCGTCTTCGGTATCCACCATAAATTCAACACACACATGCGCTTTGGATTCAAGCACCGATGACCTGACACCCACATAACGCCCGTCTGTTAAATCGGTGTCAACAGCCAACACGCCACCAGGCGGCATAGGTTGGTCAGTTTTTTGTTTGTCCCAAACGCCAGGTTGAAGCCAGGCACCACGGGCCGACACCCACATGTTCAAGTGGGCACGCAGAAAACTGTCCTTTTTGCTGACAGCCCTAAGCGCTTCAATGGTCACGGTTTGCCCCATTGCTGGGTTAGCCATAATCCAATTGCTTTCTAGTCGGGGGTCACTGCCAGGCGCCATAGAATATTCGGCAAAATAAAGGTTGCCGGTAGTCCCGTTGTCAATCTCGCTAATAGCAGCTTCACGATATGCCACCATGTCGACACTGCTTTCGTCACCAGCTGTTGACCACATAGACAGCAAAGGGTTAGCCCTAGCAATTTGGCTGGGCCTTAGGGCCAAGTCCACAACCCCGTTGACGTTCCACCATTCGTCAACCACGATCAGGTCATGGCTACCGCCGTGCAAATTCGGGGTTGCAGCTCTAACTTCCCATGTAGAACCATCGGGCATTTTGATTGACTTACGGCCCATGGCGTTGGCCGCCTTACCGCCAAATTTCTCTACAAGTATCGGGGCAATAGCACTAAAGATTGCTTCGGCCCTATCAAGTTTGTTGGCAACCGAAAGCACAGATTGAGGTTTGCCACGTTGCATTGCTATGTCAGTCAACCAGCCCCCAATAAGAGCTTGAAGCGCAATACTCTTACCCTGTTGTCTAGCCGTTGATACCAGAGATTCACGAAACTGCAGATTGCCTAAACCATCATGGGACAACTGACCATTTAACACATGCTTTTGCCATGGCATTAATTCAATGCCCATATGCAAACTAGCCCACTGGGAAATCCCCTCCCCAAAACTGTGCTGACTTAAGCCAACCGTTTCAAGTCTGGGCAAATGCTGTTTAGTCGCCGCCAATGCCGGCTGGTTGTCGCCAGTTTCCCCCAAAATGTTTGTGAAGCAAGGGGTCGGGTCTCTTT